AGATTACCTTATGTATTACTTAATGTTATAGTTAATGATTAGTTTGCCCCTAGCTACCCCATATGGGTGGGATAATTCCTAAGCCTTATTCTACAAGGGATTTAGAGGCTCACCCAAGATGAACTATTAGAGAACTCATCACCACCAAAGATATGGTCACTAAATCTCTTTAATTCTTCATCCATAAGTTGTTTCCTATGGTCACTCAAGGTACTCTCTTGGTCTCTTGATAGACTATCTAACCAATACTTAACAGCTATAGCTAGAGCATCAATTACGTCATCATGTAGAATAGCTCCTTTTTCTTTAGTAAGCCTAGTCATTTGATAGGTAAGAGTTCTATGTTTATCTTCTCTATCACCATCCCTCTTGAATATAATAGGGTCTATGACTAACCTATGTTGATTCATGACAGGTTCTAAGGTTTCAATAATCCTTCTTTCTTTTTGGACTAAGGAACGAACACCATCAGGGTCAATAGTTGTAGGATATATTCTTGTGAGTATGGGTTTAAACAAAGCTGTAAACATACCATCACCGAAGTTATCTTCAATAACAATATAGTTAACCTTGTGTTCCTTGGCTTTCTTAGCGAGAGCTTCAAGTGCCTCTTGGTCATATCCACCTTTTAATCCTCCAGCATCTACTACATACAATGTTCCTGATAAACACTTAACTATTGCATATCCAGTTTCATCTTTACCTCTACCACTAGGGTCAATAGCCATGACTGTACCTTGATAGTCAGCCCACTCTTGACTAATCCACATAGGCTTATGGAATCTATCACCACTGAATCCTAAGTTAGGTAGGTCAGTAAGTTGTTCTTCCTTACGACTACCCCAAACTACCTTGACTGGAGCTTTCTCTTTATCACAGGGCATAACAATTAAGTCAGATAACTTGAGAGGATATCTATCAGCATCACTTAAGGTTGTATCTAACATAAACTGTAAGGCAAAGCCTGAGCGACCATAAGAAGCTTCACGTTCAGTTAGTTCTAGGTCATTGAATCGTAGAGGGTCTACAGGTTTATTAAAGTGAGCCTCAGGGTTAGACTCTAGCTGTTCACATATAAAGGGAGCTAAACGATGACCATAGCTCTCATAATGTTTCCAATCCTTAGGAAACCTAGCTGTCCATATACGAGTAGTGTAGCCACGGTCTTCCAAGAGGTTATAGATACTCTCTTCTGTCTGTGGTGTGCCTAGGTAAATAATCTCAGCATTAGGTACAGGAGATAGAACAGCATCAAACTCTTTGATAGTCTCAGCTAGTTTCTCACGCTGTACTTGAGTAGCCGAGTTGTTAGCTGACTCAACGTCATCAGCAATAATCTTAGTAGCTCGGCTACCTGTAATCTGACCTGTAATACCTACTGACTTAACTGAAGGAGCATGACTAGCATCTGCTGGTGCAACATCAAATGCAATGTTAGAGTTCCTTTGGTCAGCCTTAGGTATCAAATGTTGGAGTATAGGCATCTCATAGATAAGTCTCTTGGTAAACGTACTAAAGTCATTAGAACGTGTAGAGGAGGCTGAGATAACCAAGATGTGTTCTTGAGGATTAATTAGGAGACACCAGCATACATAAGCTGAGGTAATCCAAGATTTACCTACACCTCGAAAAGCTTCAATAACTTTCCTCTTGTTACCATGCTGTAAATAGTAAGCAATGTCATATTGTACTGGTGTAGGGTCAGGGAGATTTAAGTGCTTCCATACCATGTATAAGAAGTTACGGAAGTCATTAAGGGGATGCTCAGGTGGGAACACTGAGTTAGCTGGAGGTACTACTTCAAGTAATTCAAAGCTATAAGCCAAGTCCAGCCTCCAGTGACCCAAAGGGATTAAATGTTGATGTTGCTATACCAGTACCAGTCTTCCTTCTTGGACTTACAGTTGAGCTTACGCTGGTGTTTGTACTAGCCTGAAGCCTACCTTGGTCAGTCATTTGCTGACCTCTAGCTTGACGATTACGTTGCTCCTCAGCTATCCTTGGGTTCTGATAGTTAGCTCTAAAGAATTTATCCCAATCTTCACCATATAGGTTGTAGGATTGATTTATCTTATCAAACTGAACGTACTCTTCTTTTTTAGGAATAAAGATAGAAGATAGCTGTTGTGTGAGGTATTGACCTACTGTTAAAGTATTTTTATTACCAAAGTCAAGAATACCTATACCTGTACGGTAAGGTTGGTCTAAGGAAGACCCTGACATACTAAAAGTAGGAGCCTGTAGTTTTTGAGAGATATAACTCTTCGCTGTGTTTGCTTCAGCAACTAATTGTTCATATGATTTTTCCCCATAGTATTTTCCTGAGTAAGGGTCTTGAATACCTTTTTGTCCCCTAGCCCCTACAAAGACCATACCTTGGTCACCTATGGTAGGATTAAAAACTACTGTCTTAGCTTTCTGCATTGTATAAATACCTCTAATTTGAACAGAAACCCACCTAGAAACGATTTTCTATAGTTAGGCTATATGATGATATCAACCAACTAATAATAATTGATTGTAGGTGGGTTATTACTGATAAGTAATTATTGAGTAGACTTCTTAGGGAAAGTAGTCACATTATTACCGAAGGGTAAGTCTGAGGCTTCTTTAAGTATACCTAAGGGATTACCTTTCTTAACTTCAGTATCTACACTATTATCTTTCAAGAATTGACGGATAACATTAAGATGTGCTGGTGAAGGAGGAATAAGCCAAGGCTGACCATCAGGTTTCAAAACAGCCTTACCTTCATCGTTAAGCAAGGGAACACCTTGAAGAACCAAGGTACACCAAGTAGCTAGGCTGTCATGAATGTTACCTAAGGTTTCATCAGACGCTCTATTAGCCAATTCGACCTTCCTTAAAGAGTACTACAGCTGACTCAATAGCGAAGTTGATGTAAGCTCTTCCAGCCTTCTGAAACTCTCTTGATAAATCACCACGTAGTTGTTCTAAACGTTCAATAACAAACTGTTTCTTCTCGTCACCTGAAAGGTCAGAGCGTGTTCCCACTAAGATAACTAACTCTTGAATAGCTTCAAATAACTTAGCGTCAATTAAAGCTTTCACAATACGAGCTAGTAGGGATAATAATACGGATTTCATTGTGTTTTCCTTTAGAAGTAACAGGTTTCTAAGACTGTTACTCTATTAAATAGGTTAATAAGGTCTACCTGTGAGTCCATTGGTAGGTTTGGATTGAGCCTCATCTGTACGTTCGGGTAGCAAACCAACTTTTTCTGAGGAGACCACGGTAACTGTAGTGTCAAACAACCCGACAATGATAAGCACAGCACCAGCAAGGGTAAGAGCCTCTTCTTCTGTGAGATGAATGTCCATACCAAATGCTTTAGCCACCCCAACTCCTGCCACAAGTACTGTAGCAAGTACGTTAACTGTGATTTGACCTTTCTTCCAAGCTGTAGGATTAGCAACTACATATCCTTTTCGTAGTAAATTAAAAATACTAAAAAGCTTTTTCAAAGCTAGTCCTTTCTATGTAGTAATTTTTGTATAGTATCTGTCTCATAGATACGAATTAATGCCCACACTAAGCTGGCTAAAGCTGATAGTGGAGGTAACCATGAAGCAATAGCCCCTAAAGTTACTCCTAAGCAGGAAATATCTATACATTGTTTAAGGTTTTCGTGTTCCATGGTTCTTTCTTACTGTTAGTTATTAGGTCATGAGCGTACTTAATGTCATTTAAATAGGAGTACTTACAATGGTCTTTATCAAACCAAAAGATAAGGTCAATTACTTTGTACCATAATGACTTAGTGCGCCATGCTCGACCTGAGAGTGATTCATTAGGGTGACCATTGAGTAGCGTTACGTTTATAAGCTGACTTAAGGCATCACCTATACGGATAAGCCTATTGGTCATAGAGTCAATGGAGGCATCATAGCTATAGCCTCTTGAGGTGATAACATAGGAGCTAAGCCAGCTAATACTTGTTGTTTATAAACTTCAGCTTGATACCACACTGAGGCTTCCCAAGAGAAGAAAGGGTCAGCCAAAGCTCTAAAAGGATTATCCTTACCTGCATAAAGCATCAAAGCATTACCTGAGCTGAACCCTAGCATCTGTGCTTGTCTATCAATTTCACCTTGGAGGGCATTACGAACAGCCTCAGTTAATTGTTCAATAGTGGGTAAGGTTACTTCAGGTGGACTAAAGGTTGTACCTTCTAACGTATAACCTACCTGAACATCTTCTGTACAATCTATCCAGCGTAAGGGTGAAGCTACAGGAAACTCTTGGTCTTCTGTCTGTACTACTTTGTTGTTTAAGATTAATGCTTTCATACTTACCACTCCACAATTACAACGCCCGATGCACCAGTACCTCCAGAGGGAGAGTTTAAATTACCTCCCTGAGCACCTCCACCATATTGAGAACCACCTCTTGCACTAGAAGCACCCTCTGCCGAACCCGAAGACCCTCCTAAGTAAGAACCAGCACCTTCACCACCAATGCTGGTATTGTTTGTATTACTTCCTGTACCTCCTCTAATATTAATCTGCCCTCCTGTACCTATACCACCTAGGCCTCCAGCATTAGTCGAGCCTGTAACACCACTAGCTCCTCCAGTTGCAGAACACAAGGAGCCAAAAGAGCTAGTACCCCCAGCCCCACCCACTGTAACTGCATGAGAACTAGAGGGAGAAACTGTGAAGATACCAATAGCTGTTCCACCACCTCCTCCCCCTGTCGCTCCAGAACCCGAACCAAGTCCACCATTACCTCCACCACCAACTACAGTAGCTTTAACTTTGGTAATACCTGCTGGTACTGTAAAAGTACCTGATGCTGTGAATACTTGAATATTAGAGAAACCACCTAGAGGAGCTAAAGCATCAATCGCTTGCTTAGTCTTCAAGGGTGTCATGTAAGCTGTGTCATTAGTTCCAGCTTCAGCCTGAGCTTGAGTAGCTTTAACTAAACCTGCAAGCAACCCTTCGATGGTACTAACGTAACCACTAGCTTCATTAGCTTTAGCCGTAGCAATTTCAGCTTGAGTAGTAGCGATACCAGCTTGGGTTGTTGCAATACCAGCCTGAGTTGTAGCGGTACTGGCTGAAGCACTAGCTGAAGATACAGCAGATAAGAGAGAGTTAAGATAGGTAGTATCTAAGTAGCCTTTAGTTACTACATCTTGAGCATTGATAGGGTTAGCTACTTGAGCTATCCGTTTATTACCAAACAAGTAACTATCTGTAGCTGTATCAAGAGTAATTACCTCTGTAGATTCATCTCTATTTTCCTCAGCAATGAAGATAGACTGCCTAGTAGCAGTATCTAGCATTACTTCAGTTAAGTTAGAACCATCCACAAAGTCTACAATAGGTGTAGTGGGGGTCTGCCTTTGGATAACTACGATAGAACCATTAGGGGGAGCTGGTGTGATTGTGATTGTTGAGTTAGTAGCCCATGTGAATGTAGTATTCTCTACACCATTAACAAAGACTTTAACGTGACTTCTGTTAAGAAAGTTAAAAGTTAAGCTAAAGGATTGAGTTACCCCATTCCCAATATAGGAAACTTTGGATAAAGCCATTGATATTCCTTAAAGATACCCCCTAGGCGTGAACCTAGAGGGAGATTTGAAGTGTTACTATTGACGTATTACTGAAGTGTTTCTTGGATGAAGTTCTGCTGAATGATTTCATCGTTGTACATATTGATGAAGTCTTGTTTTTCCCAATCATCCTCACCAAAACCACCAGTATTATCCCTAACTTTAAGAGCCTTTTCAGTTGCAATCTTGTCAGTTAAAGGAGACTTACGCTTATATGGGTACAAGCGCATGGTTTCAGCATAAGGTCTCTCAGTTCCATTGTGAAAAGCTAAGGTATCTTGCTGTAAGGCTCTAGCACCTAGCTCTTTACGTTTAATGTAGACCTTAGATAACATATCTTCTTTTACCTTATCGGTAGCTGAAGCATAGTCAGGGTCTAACATAACTTCCTCAAGCTGTTCTAAGAGGTCTTTACCATCTACCTTCATGAATCGCATGAACTGAGTCATGTTCCATTGCTCAACACCATCTAGTTCTACATCTTCTACTACTCTAGGTACACCACCTAATACAACCTTATTGGTATCTAGTCGCTGTAAGCGATTTAATTCCATGTAAACTGGATGGTCAGGAGGAGTCATTGTGAAAGTAGGTACAAGACCTTTAGCAATGTACTGAGGTACTTCTGAAGGGTCACCTAAAAGTGTAGCTCTAGGTGCTACATCACGACTGAATTGAGGTAACTTAGCTCTAACTGCATCCATGGCATCATCAACTTCCCGAGCAAAAGGGTCAAACCCAAACTGTTGGTTGGCATACTTCAAGGTATTAGCATTAGGTACAGTGTTGGCTAACATATTGCTAGCATACTGATTCCAGTTATCCTCTTGTGAAGCATTAAGTAGAGCACTTACACCCTGACCCCAAGTAGCGTTAGTTGCATACTTCATATAAGCTGACATAGGTATCATCATGATTTCCATAATACCTGCATCAAGCTCTTCATCAGTCATACGGTCTTGGTTATGTCGGATATAAGCTTCAATAGTCTCTTGAGCTGTACCTGCCAATAACATCATTGACAATGGAGAACCATCAAACCCACCAATGTTTACCTGAGTACCATCTTCTAGTACCATTGAACGCTGTTGAATACCTAAAGCCTTAAGGTTACGGTTAACTGTCCAGTTTTCAGTGATATCACCCTGCAATACACCTGCACCAGCTAAGGTCATACCTGAGGCTAAGTACATTGCACCTGAAGCCAGCTGAGCTTGCACTAGGTCAGACCTAGCACCACCAGCTTTTAACTCGGCTTCTACATAGTCTGAGAATCCAGCTAAAGCAGGAGTACGTCTGACCATGTATTTCACTAAGTTTACTGGAGTCTTGATGAAGGGTAGTACAGCATAGGTAGACTTAAACTGACGAGTAGCATCAAGTAATGCCTGACCCTTCTCACTTAGCTGTTCCGTAAAGGTACGTCTATGTGCCTCATCAGTTGCCTGTAATGACAAGCCGTAGTAAGGAGAGTTAGGGTCTTTCTTAGCTAGAGCTTCATCAATCTCAATAATCTTCTGAGCAAACTCAGGAGTATTAGGTTGTAAACCCTCTTTAAGAGCCTGACGTTGAGCTAATGCTCCAGCCTCAGCTCGATATACCATGACCTTCATCAGTTCATCAGTAGCCATTAGTGAGCGTGTACCACCTAGCATAGACCTATTGATGATACCTGCATAATCCAAGCCTTTACCTAACATCTGTACAAGAGGTGAGTTCTCAGCATCAATACCAAAAGCTTCGCCACGGAAAGCCCCATGCTTCAGTTGTTCTTGGAACTCATTAGATATAGCTGAGAACTGAGGTACTTCTGTTACATAAGACTTCCAGCCTACTCGTAGGGCTTCAGGAATAGCCTTAAGTAAACCTAAGGCATAAGTGTTAGCTTCCCTAAGGGACAACTCCCCTGAACCCTTAGCCATACTAATACCTGCACCTAAGTATCTCTCTACCACTGAGTTACCAATGGAGATACCTGTAGCTGACAAGTTCTTAGCTAAGGTAATTGGAGAGAACAAGTTGTTAACCCATACCTCAGTAGATGCATCTTTCCAGTTAGGAGAGTTATAAGCTTTAACTAAGTTAGTGACACCATAACCATCAGGCATATCAGCAATTTGAGTAGCTAACTTCTGCCAATCGGTCTGACCATCTAAGCCTACAGCATCTTTAGCTTTAGCCTTGATACCCTCAACTACATCACCGATATCTGACTTCCTACGCATGATAGCTAAAGCTCTAGCAATCTCGGATTTGTTGTTTGATACCATAGCATCTAACACATTAAGCTTCTTGAAGGCTGTCTTAAACTCAGCTTCAGTTACACTTGATGGACTACCTTTAAAGATACGAGATAACTCTTGTACCTTGTAAGCTACAGCGTTACGAGCAAACTCAGCCTTAGCTACCTCAGTGTCTAACCCTGCTACTTTAGCTGAGTAGGTCTGAATGTCTGTACCTGACTTAGCAGAAGCTTCTTCCCAAGAACGTCTAGTTTTACCTAAGGCTTGGTCTCTCGCTACAGCAAGGGATTCAATTAAGTCCTTAACACCATCTTCAGATTCAATGAACTTAAGGTTAACTAAACCTGAAGCAACCCTAGATGCACCATCAACATCACCATCAAGAAGTTTAAAGGCTAAATCCTTTTGTGCTTCTTCAGGTAAGGCTCTAACTGGAGCTTTATCAATAGGAAGGACATAGTTAGGAATGTTTACATCTTGTCCTGTAGTAGGGTCTACATATCTTCCTGTCTCAGGATTAATCAAGGTAGTCTCAATACGAGAACCTGTAGCAGGGTCTACCATATAAGCAGGTTTAGTATTAGTAGCTGTAGGAACACCTGTAGCTTCTTGAATAAGCATCTGCTTAGTTTGCTTATAACCCTTCAGTGCATTAAAGATTCCTGAACCCACATCTACTGTAGCACCTACAGCCTTACCTAAGAAGAAGCCCTCTAAGGTTTGCTTAAGTCTCCCCTCAAGCTCACCATCGTCTGCATCTGAGGCTAGGTATTGTGTCACCACATTATCTAAGCCAGTAATACCTGAGTTTTTAGCCCAGTTAGATATACGTTCCTCATATGGGTTAAATGCAGATAGGTCAGCTACAGCACCAGCCGTACCAGTTCCAGCAATACCAGCTACAGTACGAGCACCTGCTCCTGTACCTTTAACTAATCCTGAGATACCTCGCATAGCTTTCAATGCAGGGAAGAAACCTGTCAAGAACTGAGCACCACTCTTAGTGATTTGACCAGCTGTAGTGACAGGTACTTTAAGACCAATCTTTGTGTAGTCCTCAGGTGTTAACCTAGGAGCTAAGTCTTCAGCCATTTTAGTGAAGTTCTCAGGGTCACCTCCCTGTAACTTACCGATTACATTAACTGTATCTAATACATTACCTAAGGTGTGAGCAATCTCAATACCACCATCAATGAATCCTGTAGCTAAACCATTAGCAATATCCTTAGCATATCCAAAAGCATCCAAGGGTTGCTCAGACTCAACTTCGTCTTCTACATCAGGGTTAGACTGAGGTATTACAGCAATGTCATCTAGCTCTAAGTTTGTATCTTCAGGGGAGTAGAGTGGAGACTGAGGTTCTTTAACTGCCCCTGAGATAATCAGTTGTTCTTGTCTTTCAAACTCTTCATCAGATAATGGAGCTGTCTGTTGAAGATATGAATTAGAAATATCATCCATTTATTTAGTTAACCTTTGTCTCTTTTGATTTGTTAGTTGGTTTCTTAGCTTTGACTGCATCATCCCTAAGCTTCTGTAAGGCTTTCCTTTGGAGATAACCACGTTGCTCAGGGGAGAGATTTGCTGGGATTGTTTTAGCTTTATAGTCTTGTAGGAATACTTCAGGATTACGAGTGTAGTAACCTACAGGGTCACGCTTGAGTTGACCTTCACGGTCTGTACCATCAATACGTTTCTCAACCTTGATAGCATCTTTACTCATTAATCCAGTATCAGTCATGAACTGGAAGGTCTCGGTAGTAGCTTCTTTGATTGCTGACTTAGCATCTAGACCACTATCAATCTTTTCCTCTACCAATTCACGGTAACGCTCTAAAGCCATACCACCATTTACAAGGGTCTCCTTAGAGTCAGGAGTCATGTTCATAGGGTTATAGCCAGCTCGAATCTTGATAGCCTTCTCTGCATCTTTAAATGCCTGATTCTTACTGATAGGCTTCTCACCTTTCTCAGCTAGACGTTTAGCTCTATCTGCCTCTTGTTGTTTCTTAGAGACGAGCCTATCCCACTGAGCTTGAGTAATAGAACCCTCAGCTATAGCCTTATCAATTTGTGATTGACTAGCATTACCAGTGTATAAGGTACGATAGGATTGCTCTTGGAAAGCGGTAGCTTCACCTTTATCTGCTCTTACGATACGAGATTCAAGTGTGTTTAAGAAACCTGCTGAGAAGGTATACTTACTCCCAGCTTCTTGTACTTCCTTCTGAATTTCAGTAAGCATAGCTGAGCGGGTTACAGGGTCTTCTATATTACTTAAACCCATAAACTTAAAGCGGATACCCTGTTCAAACTCTTCAGTAGCAGTTTTGATAGCATCCTCTTTAGCCTTTTCTGTAGCCTTATGTTCAGCCACATACTTACCTAAGACTCTTTGACGTAGGTCTACAATCTTTTGAGTATACTTAGGGTTATTTACCAAAGCTGGTACATCACCACGTTTCTCATACAGAACATTAAGAGCATCAACATCATTGTTCTCTTCAGCATAGCGTTCAAGTGCATTGTAGAAAAGTTCATCTGTCTCAGGGTTACTAAAGCCTTTGCTAATGTCAGTCTTTAATGCATTCCAATCAGCTGTAGTAATTGGTAGTCTCTTCCTACGAATATCTGAGATAGCTCTAAACATATTCTCAGTAGCTACAGAAGCTTGCTGTTCTTTCTTTAAAGTCAATACATTCTTAGTATCAAAGTCTCTAGCCTTAACTAAGCTCTTGGTAAAGCTCTTGTTAAAAGTAATAGACTGCTCAGGTTTAGTAGGGATACCTTCCTGTGCGTTAGTTTGCCACCACTCCTGATACCATTGTTCAAATGAAACATTAGGGTCTTTACTTTGAATATCAGCCTCAAGCTTAGCCCCTAGGTCTTCACCTTTAAGGTAAGCTGATTGGTGTTCATATCCATACTGTCTCCACTCTGACCTAGCTTCATCAGGAGGTAAGCCTTGGGTTCTCTCAAGGATGCCTAGATTAACTTCATTAGCATTTTGAGTAGAAGCTTCATCAGCTAACCCAGCCATAATGGTAGGCTTAACTTCAGCTAAGGCTTGAGCTAACCTTACACTAGAAGGTACTTCAGCTTCTACATTCATGCGTAGAGGGTCAGCAACAACTCTTAGCCTACGACCTGAAGGCATCTCATACTTCTGCTGGTCTTCTAGGGTAGAAATAGCCCTACGTTGTGTTACTTGTTGTTCCTGAGGTCTAGCCATGATTAAGGAATACCTGCTTTCTGTTTAGTTTGTGCATCTATGGTTTTCTTCTGCTTCCACAAGTCAGCACCAATTTGTAAGCCAGTACCAAGTAAGTTACCTGAAGTAGCTCTAGCTGAAGCATTGGTGTTACGTGTTTGTAAAGAAGCCTGAGCCTTTTGCCACTCAGTCTGCTTAATATTGTTTAAGCGATTAGTTTCCATTGAGGCAATATCATTACCTTGTTGCATATAGCTATCGCCAATAAGTCGGTCTGAGGAGAAACCTAAAGCTCCACTCTCACCAGCTATGGTTGCTATCTGCGCTCTCTCAATCATCCCTTGCTTCATCCTCTCGGATTGTTCTAGGGTTGACTGCTGGTTAATCTGACGTTGTTGCTCGGCAATCTGTTGACGTTGAAACATCTCAGTCTGAGCACCAGCGTTCATCTGAGCTTGTGCCATATCATTCTGAGCCTTGTACTGAAATAAACCAGTACCTAAACTTAGTGCGGTCATTAAGTCACACATGATTACTTTTCCTTTGTAAATAAGTAGAAAGGTTTATCACCCACATAGAATGACCTATCTTTATGTATGGTGAACCCTAGCCACTCAAGCCACCTAATGCACACATAGTTTTCAGTTGAGATATAGTTAAATAACCTTGAGTACATCTTTGTCATATTCTCTAGGTAGAACCTACATTCCTTCATGAACCTACGTGAGTGGTTATCCATGAAGTAACTTGAAGATAACATCCAAGGAACCCCAACTGAGCCTGAGCTTTCTCTTACGCCAAACATTGCGATACAACCTAGTTCATCATCCATTACTGAGAATGTAGAATCAGATATTTTGTAGCAAGTAATTAGTTGTTGGTAAGTATTATAGATAGGCATAGAGGCACTCAGCTCAAACTTATCCATCTCTCGTAAGATAGGAGCTAACTGGTCACAATGGACACGCTCAGCTGGAATTACTTTTATCATATATGTTTAGACCTTGATGTTAATAGTGCTTCATACTCTGTAGCTTGTAATGCTACTGGTAAAGATGAATCTGAGTTGACTGAAATGACTGTGGTACTTGCATCTGAAAAGATAGGGAACTTAAAGTCACCTGAGGCAATCGAGATAGACCCAATCTTCAAGGTTGTACTCCCTAGCTGTTTACCAGTAAAGGTATAGCTAGAGTTATCCCTAAAGGTATAGTTAAAGCTATCTCTATTTCTAGGTGTAACAGTTACATCAAAGTAACCTGACTGGTCATAAAGAATCTTAAAGTTCTTTAGCTTCATAGTATAGTGAGGTACAGAAACCTTCTGCTCATTCTTATAGATGATTGGGGAGAAGGTATAAGTAAATCTATACACTCTACCTAGATAAACAGTACCACCTGAGTAGTCTCCTGTAGCAGTCAAGGTGTTAGCTGAGGCTACTGTAAGGTTTAGTTCAGTACCAGCCTGACCAGTGAATGAACCACCTAGCACAGCCTTGAATGTACCACCAGTTACAGGATAAGGTGTAGTCCAAGTAGTAGTATTAGTACCAGCATTGTATATACCTGTTACTGTAATCCTTTGGTCTAAGTTAGCTAGGAACTGTAAGTCAGTATCACTACCACTTTGTAACTTAAGTACCTCTAAGTACATTCCATCACTTCTACCTACTACCATGTACAAGTCAGTATCAATGAAGTCAGCATTAAGGATTGTAGCCCCTGAGTCTAACTTAAACTTAGACCATGCACTCTGTACCTTTTCATCAGGACTAGCCCAATAATACTTATATACATAGACAGCATCTCGTTCATCTAAGGTTAATCCAATAAGGATATCCTCTAGGTTACTTGAAGCTAACTTAAAGAGATTCTTAGGGATGTACTCAGGTACATGTGCTGTGATATCACTAGCATCATTAGTGAAGGTAAGAGGTTGTACTGCATATTCCTTGATAGAGCTAAAGTTACCTTTAGGTGTAGCAAAGAATATTGAAGTAGAAGCTGAAGCAGGTTTAGCGTTAGAGTCAATGTTAAACTCTGTGGTCACATTGATAGCCGTGGTTTTAGGTGTAAGCACATCTCTAGCTGTTAACTGGAACTGAGCTTGGTCTGCAAATAACATCAGTGAAGTGTTAAAGGACAAAGCATGTTTCAGGATAGCAACTTTAGTGTGAGATACTGCTACGTCTACAGGGTCAGTATCAAGTACAGCTGTAGTGGTCTCAGGGAAGAAATTAAAGAAGTCTCCAGCTCGACTAAAGATTACATTCTCATCAGCAATGAAACCTAATCTATTACGATGAAAGAATACATCTTGTATCTGCTTACCTACAAAGCTAGGAAATACAGCGGATACATCATCACCAATTAACCTAGTGTTCCATGTTACCTGTGAGAATGTAAAGTTACCACCACCATTGTTTACCAATTGATAAGGCATGGTAGCTGGGTCTAGTGAAGTTAATAGTGCAGGCTTGATTGTCTCTCGCCATACTCCAGCTGAACTTACATACTTCACATAGTAGTTATCAAAGTTATTAGAAGCGTCACCTGCAATCTCCCATACGTCATCATTGACTAAACCTGAGGTAGGTAAGTCTACGAATCGTTGTTTAGCACCTTTGAATGTACCACCTGATACTGTGGCTAACTTAGCTACGGTTGTAGTCTTATTAACTACAAAGCTATAATCAGCTACAGTCACTACTGAGAACGCATCCCTAGGTGTAGTTGCATTTAAGTAATCCTTACCATTAGGAAAACTTACGGTCTGCTCTACACCATCAATATTGTATACCTTGAGGTCACCATTAGTAATAACCACAACATACTGATTGTTTACATCTCGGTTAATAGTATGTATATAACTATCTGAGTTTGTCAGGTTGTTAATCTTAGCTACATGCCTAGTGGGTGGTCTTTTATACACGCCATAGACCACACTAGATATACCATTAATTTGTTCTTCAGCTTGTGAAGGTAATCTTAAAGAGGCTGGTTGTTGTGATACACCATTATAGAGGTTGGGTATTGCTCTATTAATAAGTGACATGGTCTCTCCATAAGGTAGGAGCTAGGTCTAAAGAATCTCCTAAGTTATAGTCCCTAGCGTGAGCATCAGAATCCCCTAGCTGAGCCTTAGCCATATACTCTTCCATCTCAGTGAACTTCTCAGAAGTATCATTACCAAGCATACGTCTTTGAAAACGTCTAGCTGATACAATAGAGATATACTGTCTAGCTGGCTGAGGTAAACTATCCCAATCCAAGAATAACACTAGGTCAGCCTTTAAGTCTTTATCAAAGACAAAGGTATGATTCCTTCGGTCATAGAGCCTATTACCTCTTTGGGTTACATCAAGGTAATAGAGGTCTTTGGACATTTCTAGGGATAAGGTATTACTAGGGATATTAATAAAGTTATCTACAGTTCTTACTAGAGGGTAATTAATTTCAGTATTGAAGTAAAAACCTTTAGTTTGAATTTCCCTAGAAGTGTCATATAACATTTGTCTAGCTACGGATACATTAAGGTCACCTGTTACCTCCAAGGTAGAGATAGGGGATTCACCTATAGTGGATAACGATTGATTGACTGCTTCAAGCTCCGTTAATGCTTGATAGGTAAATGAGGGCATTTATTATTTTCCTTAAACGTAGAGGAGGGTGTAACAGGTGATATGAATTAGGGGGAGGAGGAAAACCTACAGTGTTGACCATAGGTTTCCTTTAGGTTGCTTATGAAACTAAACCATTAGTAACAACACCGTTATTAGCTGGGTTATTAGTTGCAGGTAATAAAGTGTTTGTAGCTTTATTAGCATCCCACTCTTCTACAAAGCCTTGTACTGGTTGAGCTTTACCTGAGATAGCCAAGTAGTTGCTATAGGCTTCCTCTTTAGTTAATGCTCGATTGTAGATACGAGCTAACTTAACTGCTCCACCGTTAGTATTAGAGATAGTGTCACGTTGACGAGCAAGTAACATAGTACGATGACCTACATATCCTCGAACATTAGGTCTACCTATCTTAACGTTACGGTCTAGCTTAGTCTCACGAGCATTGTGTCCATTGACGTATACGTTCCAAATACCTTGAGCTTGATGTGTAACGATAATATGTACTAACTTACCTACCTCTACAGCTACACCTACGTTTGTCGGGTAATTATCCAGTTCGATACCTGTAAGGGAGTTAACGATTTGCCAGCGGTCATGATTACATACTAAGAGGTGAGGTTCTAACCATTCATCAGTTGTTACTACACCGGCTGTCACAGCCATACCATAACTTACAGCTCCTAAAGCTCGGTCAGCTCCTCCACTACGGAAGATTAGCGGAACAATTTTATCCTGATTACCAACATCATTATCTAAGTCTCCACCTGCTACATACTGAACTGCATCAATATTAGTAATACAGCCATAGAACTCCATTGTGATGTTGTCAGAAATTGCTAGGGAACTATCAGTACCACAATCAATATAACCAGTAGGGTTCACTACGACTGTCTTAGGATAAACCGTTAAGTCTTGACCTTCAGGTTTATAAGGAACATTAGTGTTCTTTTTAAAAGCCATAATCTGATACTTAGCACCAGCTGAGTTAACTGCGCTAGTTGCTGAGAGGGTTAGTAAATTGCGAGTTACTCCACCTCTAGTAAGAGTTAATTCAAGAGCACCACCAATACCAGCTGAGGATAGGCTTGTAGATTGATTAGCTGGGAAGCTACTCATCCATAAACGAGAACCAGCTGAAGCTGTATTACGAGGGATAATCATAATACAATCAGGTTCCCAAGGTAGGACTAAGTTTAGTATTGCGCCTGTGCCTGTATACTCATTTGCATAAGTACTACTAGCATTCTCAGGGAACCCTGCAAAGAACATACCTTCACCAAGTAAACCGTTCCACTGATTGATTTCTTCACCAGTACCTGTGGTTAATACACCTGTCTTAGCGTTTAGAGTTGTACCTGTGCTTACTACATTATTACTCCCATTGTAGAAGAAGTTTTGGGTTGCATCCCCATATAACCATACTACTGAACGACCACTATCACGTTTAACGAAACCAGCTCGTAGAGGTGTACCCTTGAAGACATCCACTGTACGACCACTGATAGCATTACCAGCATAACCAGCTTGTAAGAACGAATTACTTCCATTGTCACAATAAGCGAAGTAATGATAAGTAAGATTACCATCACCTAATAGGTTTACTGAACGGTCACTACCTACACTGAAACCATCCTCGTTAATAATAATACCGAAGTCACCTCGGATAGAGGCTAGGTTCAAGAAGTAGTTTGTACGTTTTAGGAAGGAGCTTTTACCATCGAAAACTGTCTGCTCACCTGTCGCTGATTTAACGATTACGAAGTCAGGCTTAAACCCTAGTTTAATAGTTTGACTTGTACCATTACCAATGTATGTTCCTGTAGCTGTCTTAGAGAGGTTAGTATCAGTATTAGTGAACGTAGTTAAACTACCTAAGGCTTCATAATCAATAACGATAGGGTCTCCGTTATTTCCAGCTGAAGCTAACACAGCGTTAACCCCTGACTCCTGAACATCTACGGATTTACCACCTACAGAAGCATAGTTCAGCTCAGTAAATGCTGGTAACTGGAAGCTCTTGGTGTAACCATCAGATGTTGTTGTAAATTTTGCCATTGCTTTTTATTCCTTGTTGCTAATGAAAAAAGCCCCACCTTAGGGAAAACCTAGGGCAGGGCTAATTAGGATGGGTTATTTAGGAGATACGCTACAGCTTGTATTAGAACCTGTGGGTTATCTTTAGCGTGTCCAAGAAGGGAGTTACAGCCTGAACATAATAGTCCTCTAACTGCACCTGATTCATGGTCATGGTCAATTACTAAGGGATTATGTTTAAATGCTTTATGCTCAATGTCATCCTCATGGATACCACATATCGCACACTTACATTCTTGCTTCTGTTTTAACTCTTCGATGTACTCTAAAGATACGTTGTAGCGTTTCACAGCACTATCAATAGACCTACACGATTTACATATAGGTCTATATTTTCCTGAGTCTTTTCTTAAGGAGAACTCTGATAGTACCTTGGTGCTACCACAGGTTTTACACTGTTGCATCACCCTAAAATTAAGCTGACTTAAGCTCTACAGCACACTCGGGTCTCAAAATTCCATGCCCTACTGCGTATTTACCAACCATTAATGTACCTTGACGACGAATGTCATATTCTGACTCAGTCGCTAAGTCCATTAACTTCACAGTACCTACAGCTGACTTGTTCATGACAAGACCTACAGTAGTAGAGAAGTTACCTTGGTAGGTAGTTACTCCAGTTGTGATGTTAGTGTTAGGTAAGGCATTAGTCTTGACGATGTTGATACCACCAACTTTCAAGATAGTACCTTCTGCGATTGCACCCTGACCTCCGTACCATTGGTTAATCACAGTGGTATTCTGTGCTAACAGGTAGTACTGTGCTGGGCGTAAGAATGCATTACGGTCATCACTGCCGATATTCTTCTCATCTAAGATTTGCTGAGCACTGAATAGACCTGAAGCTAACACAGCTGAGTCTGAACCATAGGTAGCATTGGTTAATGCTGAACCACCTGATTGACCAGTAATGGTAGCTGTTGCACGAGCCGCAAGTACGCCTACCTGTGCAATGTTTGAGTCCATTGTCTCAGCTAATACTTTACCCATTTCATCTGAGTAAACAGAACGTACATCATAGTGGTTCATAGCTTCATCAATGTTAGAGATGAATGTAGAAGCAATCAACAAGTCATCAATTGAGATATTACGTTCAGCGTGTTTCACTGACGTACCATTAATCTCAGTACCTACAGTGTGATAAGAAGCTGTCACTACACCTGTTGCAGGAAATTGTGCCGTCTTACCGCTGGAAATTGTGCGTACCATAGTTTTCTCTAGGAACACGTTGTTACGGTGGAAGGCTGTTAAAACCTCACCTGAGAAGACTTTAAGAAATAAAGCCTTTGCATCACCTGCTTCGTTAATCTGACCTAAGCGTGAAGGGACTGCGTTTGCCATTGTTATACTTCCTTGTTTGGTGCATTGCACACCATTAGTTGAAAAAGGTTAATTTCCTCATCAACTCTTCATGCGAACTCGTTTAGTTGTCCATTAGGTCTTACCTCAGCAAGAACGGTTTGGGCTATCTAGTTACTACTTTAGAGTTTTATGGGATAGATGTGTATATCGAATTTCTAAGCCTAAGCTTCTATAGGTATGTCTTACCGATTGCATATACACAAATAAAGGGGGATAGGTGGGTAGCTAAGAGTGAACCTAGCTACCCGAGGTGACCACCATAGGAGAATAATGGTCGAAAGGTTTAGGGCGAATGTCTTTCTTTTATATCTACTCCGAACGTGCGGAGAGAACCCTAGGTTAATATTACTATTTATTCATTACATACATTGTTACTTCAAAGCCGAAACGTACTTCTGTTGCGCTTGGTTTAGTCCACATGGTATTTATCCTTTAATTAGGGTTGAGGGAGAAAGTGACCAGTTCGGTAAAGATGGAGTGACCAAAGGTTTACCTTGAGGCAAGTGTATTAATTTAGAAATTAGTTTTAGCTACCTTATCGGCAACTGTCTTACGATAAGCTTCATCAGTCTTATACTTAGGGTCGTTCATAGCGGTCATCATTTCAGCTCGACTTGCATAGCCTTGAGAAGCTGGAGGTGTTGAGGTAGTCTTACCTGATACTAAGTTACCACCACTACCATTCTCAGAAGTAAATCGGGAATAGAGACCACGGATTACAGTTTCACGTACACCTTTGTTACGAGTATTAACTTGGTTATTGAATGATTCAATCTCTTCAGGAGATAAGTTATCTACAGCCCAGTTAACCATTGCATTGTAATTGTCCTCACCATCAGTCAAGGTGAATGCTTGAGTTCGTACTTGCTCTACTAAAGCTTGTTGACCTGCTACATAAGCATCTACTGTTTCCTTTGAGATACCTGCCTTTTCTAAGGCTTCATAACTTGCTTCTGAGATTTCTCCCTTTTCAGCAAATTCTTGTTGCAGGGAAACCATATCAAGACCAGCTTTTTCTACTGCCTTGTCTGCTTCATCAGCTGGAGCTTCACTCTTTTCTTTTGGAGGCTCGGTTTCTTTAGCTTGCTTTGGGTCTTCCTTAGGTTGACCTATCTTCTTCTCAAGTTCCTGATAGCTTTTAGCCATACTTACATAATCTACTTCACCAGTAGTTGCATTATAGAACTTATCAGGGATACCCTCAGGCTTAGCTGGGATATCTTGGGTTACTTCAACTTTGTTAGTGTTACCTGCATTGACTACAGCCTCACCCTTCTTAGCCATCTCTTGGATGTACTCAGGGCTTTCAGGGGTAATCTCAGGTGTTACACTAACCGTATTTAATTCAGCCATCAGTTCTCCTTTGGTGGGCTTTAGTAGTCGCTACGGACTGTACCGTTATCTAACTTAACAGTCTTCTGTGGGTCAGCTTGTACGTTAGCTGGGTTTAAAGGTTCAGCACCTTCAGTGACTACAGTTTTAACTTCTTGTTCTACGACTACTTCTTTGGTTACATCTTTTGCCATTGTTATAAATCCTATTGTTGTGGTGGTGGTTGATTAGCTCCATCCATCATCCCTTTAACTGCATTAGGGATAGCTGACTGTGCCATTTGCGCCATTTGTTGTTGTTGCATCATTTGTTGTTGCTCTTGCATTACTTCATCCCTAGACCTTACTAGACCCTTGGTTTCAATCTGTAATGCTGAAGCTCTACGTTTAATGTATTCATCGATATTCAAGTACTGCTCTACAGCTTGTTGACCTAAGACAGTAAGTGACTGTACGAACATATCAAGACGTTGTAAGTCAGCGGTACGACCTAAAGCTTCCATACCTGTAACGATAGTAGGTGTTACCATATCTTTAGGTAAGCTAGGTATCTTCTTCTCACGTTGGAGCTTAGACATCATAATGGTAACCAAAGGTAACTGTAGGTCTTGCGCCATGTTAGAGTAGATTCCACCAAGAGAGTCTTCTAACTCACTAGCTACATATCTAATCTCTTCAGCTGTTACTCGCTCACCTTGACGTTGTACTGCTGAGTTCAACATGAAAGCAAAGGAGAGACGTTCGGTGATACCATTAGCTGTTTCTAAGGCTACCCTAAAGTCTGACCCTTTCTCAACTCTAAGTACACTTACATCTTGAGCATTACCTTCAACGATATCTAAGTTACGAGCTTCTGCTAAAGTCTTCTTACGAGTAGTCCCATTAGGGGAGACCATGAAGAGAGTCTTAGCTGAAGCTATAGAACCCTCTACGATTGCTTTAGTTAAACCTTCAAGTGAGATTAGGTCACCTAGATATTCCTCAACGTAGCTACGACCATAGTCTTCATTATCAAGAGCAATTAGTCTTAGAGCTAACCAAGGACATTTATCCATTGGGTATGTAGTACGAGTAGATTCAAGAGTCTTACCCATACATTCCTGAGTGACAACCCATTGGTTATCATCACGTTTAATCTTTGTGTATAGAGCTGTGTCTTTGTATTCAAGGTTAGAAGGAACATCTAGCTCTTCTTTGATTTCCTTAGGCATAGCTTCAGGAGCTAACTCTTCTTTGACAATAGCACACAAGAGATTACCCATAGCATCTCTATTGACCACATAGCGGTCTAGTCGGAATACTCGGAGTGTATTAGTTTTAGGGGGTAGGTATACAAGAACATTACCAGCTACAATTAATTGCTTAATAGCTTCTAATGCTTGAATACGGATGGAGGGGCTAGAGTTAAACTCTTTGATGACACGCTGTTCTATGATAGACAAAGCTTCTTCAGCTTCACCCTTAGAACTACCCATTTCATCTAGCACTTGGGAATCAACACTTAATCGGAAGAAAGGTTGATTAGGGGGGAATAAGGCAAGTAGAAGTTTAGACGAGATATTGTTGATACCTCTAGCACCTACACCTTGATAGGGAGTTACAAACTTTTGATGACCTGAGGTTTGATGCTCAGGGAATAAGGTTGGGATAGTGAGTTTAGCACACTGTCTAGCCTTAGCAAGATAGGGGTCACGTTCTGACTCCATCTTAGAATACTGTCCAGCTAATGTTTCAGACTGGTTTGTATTGTTATTGTCTTCCTTTTTGTCAGCCATAGCTTAGCCTCCAGTAGGAATACCTAAGCCTACACTTTCATTCTTTAAGGATGATTTACCTTTACGCATACTATTATCAGCCCCAGCATCTAACTCAGAACCAGCTTGGAATACTGGAGGTGGAGCTTCAGGTGCTGGTGAAGGAGGTAGCTTAGGGGGTTTAGGAGTGTCAAATAATCCACACATTGCGTGTTAGTCCTTTTTGAGAATACTAGGTAACTCTTGGTCATCACCTGTTTGTATCTTAGTTATGAGGGAATCCACTACACTACGTTGACCAGCTTTGAACCATATATCTCGGTCAGTCATTTCTAGTGTGGGATGTTTGTGAGGGTACATTTGGTCTAAGTTTTTAACCAAATCTACTGAATATACTGGTAGGGTTTCCATAAGATATCTTTAAGAAAAAGAAAGCTAACCCTAAGTTGAACCTAAGGTTAGCTTATAAGATAGGAGACCAACATGAATAAACTAAGATAAGCTTAAGTAACTATAAGTAATAGTTTAAGTTTGATTTTAGTTTCTACAGATGGGTGGGAAAATACTAAGTGCTTGATTTATATAGGTACTACTTAACAGGACAAACACCACCTGCACACTCTTGAGATTCCATCTCTAAGTCTTGATTGAAGACACTAAAATCTACAGGTTGTAGGTTCTTAGCATACTCTTCATAAGCTTCCTTAGTGACTACCTCTTGAGGTAAGTACAGGTAACCTAAGTCTTTAGCTGACTTAGTAGGGTCTGCTCGGAACAGGAAGGATACACCAACATAGTAATCCCAGTTCTCCATGAACCAATCAATAATGGCTGGTACTTCATCAGGTGAGTAAGAGACTGTTGCGGATACATTCTGTTGACACCAGTTCATCATGAGCATCTTGTAACGCTCAAGCTGTTCTACTGCTGTCTCAATGTTAACCTCAAGGTCACCTACCTTTGTGAATGGTACGTTATCCCATTTAACTGGGAAGGTTACTAATACACCTTCAGGGTCATTAGGATTCTCAAAGACACGATAACCAGCTGTCCGTAGTAACTTCAACAATGGGTCATGCTTAGAGAAGTTGACGTTGTTAAAGATATACTTACCTAAGGGTTTATGCACACCTTCGGTTGTATCCATGATTTTACTTAATGTTCCACTTGGCTTGACAGTAGTGATATTCTTTGGACGTGGTAACCCAAGTTCATCAGCCATTGAGTAAGCTCCGCTTGTTGCGACTCGCTGTAACATAGAGTAATCGTACGCTCCCAAATCAGGTCGTGTGACAATACCTGTAAGACCGACCCCACATAGCCGAAGGAAATTGTTATTAAGATGCCACGCTTCTTGCAAGATGCCGTCAAGAAGGTTAACGCAGGTTTGCCTGTAATTGGCTCTTGAAGCGAGTTCAATAGCTCGGTGAAGCCCTGCTGAGTCTCCTTTGAATTTTCCAACATCTACCTCCGTTAAGTTACAGAATGACTTGTTGCCTAATAGAATCTCAGCACAAGGGTTTACACCTTTAAACCATGGAGCACGTTTAGTAGCTGTTTGTCCATTGATGAAGGCTGGCTCACTACCACCTGATTCCACCATCAAATCAAAGATGTGCTCAAGCTCACTACGAGTTGGCTTTTGGTTGAACAATAAGCTGTTGTTAGATTGGGCACGTTGGATATTAGCTACCCACCAATCTTTCTTAGCTACTGTAAACTCTTGCCACTCGTCTTCACCATAAGCGAATAAAGCTATTTCTGCTGACCTACGGCTAGATAGTACAGTACCCAACCAGTTGACCAAATCCAATATATCAATGCGTGTAAGAAGCGAACCAGCCCTCCGATTAAGTAGATTGGCAATGTTAGTATAGGCAGTTGCAATAGCTGAATCACCACTACTAATCCAACCATACCCCGATAGTCTTTCACCTGCTGGGCGTAGTTCGCTGAAGTCCAATCGTAAGGTGTCAGCTGGGTATTTCCCTGCAAGAAGCTTACCGATACTTTTAGCCCATGCTTCAGCAGAGTCCCCCACTGTGATAGTCCATGTTTTAGTTTGTTCATCCCATGTTTCCTTATTAGTTTCACAGCCACCCTTGACTGTACGAGTACTACGAATTACCTCAATGTTCTTAATAGGTTTAGAGAAACCATTGAGTGTACCTACGATAGGTCTGAAGCCTACCCCACAACCCTGTAGTAACAGCCAAAGGCAATCCACTACATCATATACAGTCTCAACATAGGTGAAGCTACAGTTGAACTGTGAGGCTTCTCTACGCTTAGCTACGTCTGTACCCCCTAACCATAAGGTACGACCTGAAGTTAAAACCTTACGGTCTAACATCAGCTGGCGTAGCTCTGATAGCTCAGCATTAATTGGGTCATTAGGTAAGTAGGTTGCCTTCTCACCTGAGGCTCGTTCCCATAACCACTTTTGGTGGGAGATAACTCGGTCTACGGTTTGCTCCCAAGTTTCAAAGACTGTACCTTCCTTATCAAGAGGTCTACTATATGTCCTTCGTGTTATTAAATCTGCTCTTGCTGATAAGTTCTGCATAGTTTTAAGTCCGTTAGTTTTGATTGTGCTTGTAAAATCCACTCTTTCCTTTTAGGGTTAGAGTGTTTACCTTTTTTGGAAGGTAGTTGAATGGGCGCATAAAAGTCTCTAGATAGAAAAAATTCAAGGACTATTACCGCTTGAGTTTTCTTTTCTTTTAGATAGGGGAGAAGTTTGTTTATAGCTACGAAAGCTTGTTCGCCATACACACGATACGAATATTGCTTTTTATTTACTCGTTGTTTCCTTTGAGATAAATTTCCTCCAAGTAAATCTTGAATAAACTTTAGCGTTTCGTAACAGGTATTAATAATTGCGAGTTCAATAGAACCGTTGTCGTTAACTCTTAAACAACCTTCCCCATCCACGAACCCTGCTATGTAAGCTAGGTCTGTTTCTGTTGTCATTTATTTCCTAGTAGTAATTATTCAGAAGCACAGTTAGGGTTTACTTCACGATAAGCCTTGCTTGCCTTACAGGTCATTTGCTCTACTACATCCTTCTGCCCTAAGTGCCATGCTACACATAGGGATACAATATCAGGTGCATGAGTACCACTACCTGAGAAGAAGAACACACTACCTGCTTTACTACCTTGCATTACCATTGGACAAATAATGTTGGTACTTACGCTAGGGGCAATAGCTGGAGGTACAATACGGAGGTCACCTAAGTCAGGAGCTTGGTTATTGTAAGAGTTGTTTAAGGTTGCATTACCTCCTACACCTCCTTGACCACCAGTACCCCCTTGGCCTACACCTAAGGCAATACCTGTACCACCTTGGTTGGTAACATTCTCTGTAATGTTATAGTTGATAATATCACTATTGTTTTGATTATTATTGTTACCTGCTACTGCTGTTAATGCTACTGATAATACTACTGCTAATAAAATTTTTTTCATTTAATTTTTTCCTTTTGGTAATTGTTTGGTAAGTTTAGTAGGTTGATTGGAGGTAACATTAGGTTCTCCCAAGTCAAGCTCAAGTTGCTTTGGTTCGTCAGAACTGACTGGCTCTTTCCTAAAGATACTGTCGTAGTTGGACTCGTAGGTTGAGCTAGGTCTACTTTGGATTGAGTCTCCTGTGATGTCATTTTTAGCTACCATTAGATTCCAACTCCTTAATACGGTTATCCATCTCCACAACTTTTTTCGTGAGCTGGTCAACAACCTTTACTGTTTCAAGCAGTAGTTCCCCTAACTGTTGACTACTCATAGTGACTACCTTCATTACCATTCTGACCAATGCGGTCAATACGGTCTTCATCAAATAAACCCTCACCACGGTTATCTCCTGAACCTTGGATGACACCCATGGCTTTACGGAAAGTCAGCTTGTCTATGTTACCTTCAGCTACTTCCTCAAGTGTAAACCCTGCATCTTGAGCTACTGCTGAGACACACCAAAGGATATCCCCTAACTCTTTCTTTACGTTCTCCGCATGTCCACCCTTAGCTCCATCACGGATTGACTTAGCTACTAAGCTATGGAGTTCACCTACTTCACCAGCTAGGTTAAGCAATGCGTACTGTGCTCCAGCACTAGGTAACCTAAAGCTCATAGCCTTATCTTGATACTCGTTTAACTTCATCTTCCTTATTCTCCTTCTTAATCTTTATATCTATGACTTCATCTATCCTACGTCTAATGTTGTCAGGGAGGTGAGACTTATAGTAGACCCACCTCCTAGCATTAGCTTCTAGGTCACTCTTCTCCATACTCAAGCTGTAACAACAAGTCAATCGTGTGTTTAGCCTTGAGTAAGTCTTGCTTACCATTCTTATCCTTGTATCGGGTTACATACTTGATGATGGTATGTTGACAAGCATTAAGCTCATTAGCCATTGAGTATTCCATTGGCTGAATCTTTAGCTTGGAGTAATGGTCACCCCCGACTTGAGCCTTGAGTGCTTCCATATCAATTCATTCCTTGAAACTCAGGTTCAAACTCTCCACACCAAGTAGCCTCAGATACCTTAGGGAAAGCTGTCATTGTCATTTGCTCTTCCTCAAAGTAGACAAGGGTAGGAGGGTTACGTCTACAAGCTCCACTGGTTGATTGCTCGTCCGTAGGGTTATAATGTTTACAATTTTTACAGGTCATAGTTGTGGTTCTTTCCATAAAATAACTTCGTTGTTCTTGTAGTCATAGTCTTGCCATTGGCATATCCTAGCTACCCTAGCTTGTACCAATGCGTCTTCCTTGGTTAAGCCTTTACTCTCATAGAGTGTCCATACCTGTAACCAAGCTTCAGCATAGGTCTTACATCCTTGTAAAGCTCTCAATGCTTTAACCTTACCTATACCTACGCACCCTGTATATCCATCAGTAGGGTCACCAGTTAAGGTTTGCTCCATGTGGAATAGCATTGCTTCAAGGGCTGGTACTAAACGTGGCTTAGGGTGTTTGTTAGGGTTGTGTAACCATGCTGGGATGGTCTTCATATCCTTATCAGACGAGCAGATAATCTTCTTACCTTTGATAAGGGTAGGGTGGGTTGCTAAGATACCCATGACATCATCAGCTTCCAAGGTAGGCTTGATGTAGGTACGATAGTTGGTAGCCATGTACTCCTTAGCATAAGCTAGGTGCAATGGTTTCATCATACCTTTACGATTCATCTTATAGCTAGGGAGTACCGAGGTACGGAAGTTAACCGTATCAGTCAGACAAATGATTAGCTCATTAGCCTTAATGGTTTGAGTAAGCCTAGCTAAGGTTCCATCAATACGTGACTCAAGTACCTTAGGGTCTACAGCATATTGCTCAACCTCTCCATCTCCATCCCAATCAACCTTAACCTCACCTGTAGAGGAATACTCATAAGCCACAATGTCAGCATCAACTAACCCTGTGATGGGTTCTTTTAATCCCATTTAGGTCGCTCTAAGTAGAAGAGGATGTACATATAAATACAGGAGGCTAGACCTAATGCACATAGCACAGCCATAACACCACAAAAGTATGGTGGGTAAGCTACTCCTAAAGCTATTAAGCCAAAGATTAATAGTGTGTAAAGCCCTGCTTTTAATTTGTTTCCCATAAAGCTGATAATCCTTTCGGTGTAATTAACCATCGGTTGTGATAAGAACCATCTATACCTTTGGTAGTTATTAATCCTTCGGATGCACATACAGCTACATCAAAAGAGTTGTCTCTAAAGAATTGAGACTGTAAGAAAATTCCATTTACCCATGCTTCAAGTAATACGTGGTTCATTAGTTCTCCTTAATGCGTATCTCGCCAGTTGTTACCTACTTTATATTCACCATCTATAGGACACCTAAAGTTGAAATGTTCTCCAGCTTGTTTAAAAGCCTTAATACATAACTGCCCCACAAGGTCAGCTACGTCTTCATCACACTCAAGCTGTACTTCATCGTGTACCCATGCTACAAGTTTTACCTTGGGGTGTAGTTGACTGTTAGTAAGTAATACATCAAGTTCAACCAAGGCTTGCTTAGCTATCAATGCTCCAGCTGATTGGAGTAAGGTATTCAAGGCTGAGTGTGCTGACCTAACGTGGAGCTTCCGACCATCTAAGCCTATCAAGAAACCACTACTTTTAGCTTTCTCTTGCACAGCACTAACTAACTTCTTGAGTGCTGGGGTCTTAGCTAAGAATCTATCCTTGAGTTTCTGTCCTTCCTTAGCTCCCTTACCTACGATGCTACCAATCTTCTGAGCACCTGCCCCATAGAGGAAACCATAGATGAATGTCTTGGCTTGTGCTCTAGTCTGTAGTCCAGCTGACTCTTGGTTGACCGTATGGATATCCCCTTCAAGGAGTACCTTACCGTAAGCTCCACCATCGTATCTACCCATGTAATGAGCTAGACACCTAAGCTCTAACCCTGAGAGGTCAGCACCTACTAGCTTCTTACCTTGAGGTACACAGAATAGCTCACGACATTCAGAACCATAAGGACTACCACAGGCTGGTACTTGACCAATGTTAGGTGAAGCATGGGTAGCTCTACCTGTTACTGCTCCATTGGTATTGACTGACCCATGGATACGACCATCTGATTTGATATGTCTAGTCCAAGCTTGGTCACCCTCATGTAACTGAGAGATACGCTTGGCTATCATGAAGTACTCAGCTAGAACCTTAGCTTCAGGATAGTCCAGCTTAGATAACACTACGTCATCAATCTTAGGCTTACCACCATCAGTCATAACCTCAGGCTTCCACCCATATACCTTAGTTAATCTATCAGCGATATGGTCACGAGAACCACAGTTGAATAGATTGAGTTTGACTTTGGTATAAGGTACACCTTTAGTAACACCTGTGGATTTATTGTTGACCTTAGGTATTACCTCAGCTACCTTGGAGTACCATGGATTGAACACAGTCTGAGCTTTAGCTTCTAGCTCTATACGTTTACCTACGAGTTCAGCTAGGAGTACACCAGCTTTCTCTTGGTTGAACATGAAGCCATTACGCTCCATCTTGGCAATGATAAATGCAACTCTATGTTCTAGGTAGATAGCCTCTTGTGAGTATTGGTGTTCCATGAGTTTGTTATAGAGTTTCTGCAATACAGTTACATCCTGTACACAGTAGTCTTCCATATCCTGAGACCACTCTTTCCATTCACTACCTTCAACGTAGTCAGCTCCAGCTTGGGCTTTAAAGTTCTCAGCATAGTTACCCTTATGCTCACCTAATCTATAACCCCATGCCTCTAAGGAATGTGAACCCCATAGCTTACTTGGTAGTTTAGCTTGGGCTATCAGCTTACTATCTATATCCCCTATGTTAGGGTAGATTAATCGGGATAATACTAGGGTATCTATCACTTTAGTTTCATCTAAGGTAAACCAAGGGTAGACCTTTTGTATAGCTGGGATATCAAACTTGATTCCATTGTGTGCCACTAGGTAACCATCCCAATCCATAATATCTTCAAGGACAGCTTTAACATTTAAAGTACTAACATGGTTTAATTGCTCATTACCTACTAACTCAAAGCCTTTCCTATTAACTGCTACCACATGAATCTTACTCATGCTTTCTAAGAAACCATCGGTCTCTATATCTAAGAACATAGGTTCTTTATTTATCATTGCCATCCCTCTCGATTAGCGTGTGTTATAAGGTGCTCCGTTCTTACCATAGGTGGAGCTAACCCGACTATAGTGATAGCCCTCGTGTACTTTGAGGTGCATCTATAGGATTTATCTTGTTACATAAGAAACAATATCCACACCATGAGTTAACCAAAAGTTACTTATGATGTGGATACAGGTTACAACTTCGAGTACAGTTAAAGTTCTCATACTAGAACTCTGACTTCTCTTTACTTCCTTCTACTTTCAATACCTCCATAGGGTCAGGCTCAAGATATTTATCTGACTCAGGGTAATACCTAACTGGGAACTGACCAACGTGACCATACTCACGGTCTTTAAGTAACACCATCGTTGATAGGTTACGTTCCTCAGGTGGTAGCTCAGGGTCTAGGTTACGTTCAATCCCTAGCATGTAGTTACCGAACCTCATGAGACCTCGGCTACCTGTGAACTGAGATACTAAGACTTTACCTCCACGTTCATGAGATGCGCCTGTGCTAGGTGGATTAAGATGTGAGAAGCCATACACCGTAAAGTCTAGCTCTTGAAGTAATTGGGCTAGTTCTTTAGCGATTCTATTTACTTCATCGTTAGCTTCACTACTAGGTAAGTGAGCTACCATTACAGTGAGGTTATCTAAGAAGATATCTTTGATACCTAAGGATACCACCATGTAACGTATAGACTTCTTAATGCTATCCCAATCTGTACCTGAGGTAGCATGGTTGTATAGGTAGACCTTACCTTCCAAGGATTTGATAGCATCCTCTAGCTCTTGCTGAGTAAAGCTACCATCAGGTTTGTGGAATGGTTTACCTACGAACTTACCTGCAATACCTTTGAGGGTTCTACCTACAGATTCCTCTAGCATGAATACACCTACAGGTAACCCTTGGACATTGACTAACCATGACTGTAATTCTTTAGCCCAGTTAGTCTTACCTACACCCACACCTGCACCTAGGTAGTAGCTAGTCTTACGCTTGATACCATAGGTGAGTTTGTTGAGTGTCTCCCAAGGGAAGGGGATACCTTGCTCAGGCATCTTGACTGCATCTTGGAAAGCATCGGATACACTTAGGATTGACTCAGGCTTATAGGTCTTAGCGTTCCATATTGCTGAGATAACTTCAGCCCCCTTACCAGCAACAAGACATTCATTAGCATCCTTGAGTGGAAGCCTAGCTATCTTGCACTTACTCGGAGAGAACAATGGTGCTACCTCCTCAGCCCCAGCTTGACCAACTTCATCCATGTCAAACATGAGAATGACTGACTCAAAGTTCTCAAGCCAATCAAGATTATTTTGGATAGCTTTCTTGGCTGAGGAGATACCATTAGGGAGAGATACCACAGGGTACTTATTACCTTGCAGTTGTGAAACTGACATAGCATCAATCTCTCCCTCTGTGATGATGACCATCTTTCCACCATCTTTCCATAGGTGCTGACCGAATAGCTCAGTGCTCTTCATATCACCTAAACACTTGAACTGTTTATCAGCTGACCTAAGCTTCTGACCTACTAGCTTACCTGTCTTGTAGTAGTTAGCTACTTGATAGGTCTCACCCTTATACTCAGCATATGAATACTTGAATAACCTACAGGTCTCTTCAGATATCTTACGCTTAACTAAAGATTTGTACTCCCCAACAAGGAGGTCACCTTTACTGTTACTGTCTGTCACTCTAGCTCCTATGTTAGAATCATCTTCATCCTTATGGTAACCACAGGAGAAGCAATGGAAGTTATCGGTATACCTTGCCCCTCCTGAGCGTGAACTACAGTTAGGACAAGGCTCGTTCCTTAGGAAGTCACCCATGGTTTATGCGTTAACTAAAACCCAACGTGTGTACTTGTCACCGTTAGCATCCTTACGTTTCTCTGTAAGAACTACATACCCAGCATCACGTAACTCAGACACAGCCTTACGTACACAACCAATGTTGTAATGGGTTGCTACGATGCGAGTGATGTGTCCGTCTTTCTGCATAATACCTAACACTTTTTGTACTGATGGTTTCATATTAATCTCCTATGGTTAATTTTTTACTACAAGTAATTATTTGAGAACAGCTGGAGTCTCCGCACGTTTAATCGGATTGTTCTCCACATGGTTCTCTACGGTTTCTTTGTACCAAGACTTAACGTCAAAGCATGGGCAATCCTTGGCTACATTAGTGAAGTCTCGGTGACCCACTACCTCAGCATTAGGGAAGCGTTCTTTAAGTTGAATCACTAGCTCACCCAATGCTACCCATTGGTCTACCGTAAAGTTATTCTCAGACTTACCTTGCTTGTTGATACCTCCAATCAAGCAGATACCCACTGACTGAGAGTTAAACCCCATCACATGTGCACCTACTTGGTCTAACCTACGACCAGCTTGAACTGTTCCGTTGGTAGTTATTACATAGTGATAACCCACTGTGGAGAATCCACGCTGTCTATGCCAATGAGTAATGTCAGCAATAGATAACTTAGGGTTAGGTTGAGATGCTGAGCAATGGATTACGATGTACTTAACATTCTCAGGTCTTAGTCTTGTTGCCACTTTTATATTCCTTTTTACTTAACTGTAAGTCTCTAATCTCTTTAAGCCATTCATCAGGTATCCATTTGTCTGCATACTTGAAGTCATGTTTATCACACCAATCTGCATAAGTGGTCTTAGAGGTCTTACTAATTTTAGATTTTGAGTTACTGAAGACAAACCTAATGTCAAACTCAGGGTGTTGTTGCTTGATTAGGAGATGCTTCTGTCTATCCTCGGGCATGAACCTGCCCTTGGTTTCAATGATAATGTGGGTATTGAAGGTGAAGTCAGGTGTGTACTTATGGGGCTTAGGAGGGGAGGTGTAGTCAATCTTACTGTCCTTCCCCTCGTACTCATAGTCCAACCCAACTTCTTCTAATTGCTTAGCAACCTTGTCTTCTAACCCACTACGATAACCAGCTATCTTGGCTCGTCTGAAATGATTAAAAGTCATCGTCACCTGATGTGTCATCATCAGAAGAGTCTGAAGCTGAAGCATGGTCATCTTCAACATCAAAAGCATCAGCACTGTTACCACCTTCAGCTGGTACTAATACTTGTACTGCGTTCAAACGTGCAGTTAAACCCCCTCCAAAACCTGAGTAAGGCACAAGGTTAATAGCGCACTTGATTAATGAACCACCATAGACACGACCTTCAAATGGTTTCTTGTTAGCATCAACTAGCTTAGGTTTAATCTCTACCTGCTCACCATTCACTGTAATGAAAGCATTAGATTTAATCTTCATTACATATTCGCCTTCAATCTCGTTACCCTCTTCATCTTCAGCTGGTTCAATAGGTAACTTGAGTGACTTGATTTTCTTGAACTGAGGGTCAATCTCTTTTTGGTGAGCTAAAGCTTCTTGTGCTGTAGCTTCAATCATCTCGTAGAACTTCTGACCTTCTTCACCTTTGAATGAGAGGTTCACTTTGTACACAGCATTACCAAAACGTGTGTCAGGTGAGTTCAACCATGGGTAGATTGCTACTGACTTAGGTGTTACTACTTGCTTACTAAAATTTTTTACTTTAGCCATAATTTATACTTCCTCTTTAAGATACATTTGTTCTAATTTAGGTACGTCCATACCTGCCTCAGCTAGTTGTGCATACAAGTCGATAGGTAACTGATGACCAGCCACCCAGTAGTCTCGTGCTCGGTTAAGTAGACGTTCTTGAATATTGGTCATACACCAAACCCTACTTTCTTTAACTCAGGACGCACTACATCATCAAGTGCATCAAAGATTTGATAAGTAACTTGGTTAAGAATGTCAGGGGTAACTGTATGTACAGCTTTGTAAGAAGTCTCAGAGAATAATTTGGTATCACTATCTCTACCTAAACCACCCATCACACCAGTTAAAGCTACAGCTTCATGAGGTGTCTCAAATAGAACAGTCATAAATACACCCTTGACTCCATCATTGGTGTCATACACTTGTTGTACATCTACTTTCATGTTAATTCTCCTTTAAGGTAATTTTGTACTGCCCTAATGTGTTCACCCCGACCTTCACTCAAAGCATCTTTAGTTGCCTTGCGTGTTATCTGAAGTAAATCAATTGGGTCAATCTTGTAATGCTCACATATCAAATAGAACAGCATAGCTACAGCTCTTGCTTGGTAACCCTTAGGAAAACCTTGGAGAGCATCAACTAATCTGAATGTGAACCTAGCTGAAGCATCAGCTGACATTGATGTGATTTGGTCTCTCACTTACTCTCCTTAAGCACAGCTCGTGTACCCAAGGCAAACATATCCTTAGGTTGTGGTTTGATTAAAGTACGCCAATGGTTACCTTGTGGTTGATGCTTAGGTTTATTTTGTTTCACCATTAATCTCCTAGTTGATGGGTGTTAGTACATATGGGTGGGAAAATAGAAAAAGCCCCAATTAAGGGGCTTATCTATCAACTAATGATTAGCTGTTGGAATATATTAAGCAAAGAAATACTTGGAGTCTCTGATTAGTTCTAAGTCCAAGTTGCCTACCTTTGGAGGCTCAGGAATCTCTAAGCCAGTTTGCTCCATCAGCTCTTGCCTTAGGTTCTCTAAGACATTAGGTGTGTATTGCTTAATGAAGGCATCACGCAGTTCATTCTGTAATGCTTCAACTCTACCTGCGTGTGTACCATAGCTATCATGAATCATGCAGAAGTCTTGGATACCAATATCAAGACACTGATTGATTGTAGATACCATGTGACTAGCATCCATGGAGTGTACAAAGTTAGGTGCTACACCATTCGCTTGCTTGTTAGCATTGAGAACCTTGGTAGTCTCCTGAAGCTTACGAACAATACGAACCTTACCAAAGAAGGTATCAAGTACTTTCTCCTTAGACTTCTTATACTCTTGAAGTACAGGTAGACCTGAAGGTGTAGTCCAGCGTAATGGTAAGTCCTGAGTAGAAGCAATCTTAGCTGAATCTTTAAGCCAATCCATAGCTAAACGTGAAGCTACTACAACCTGACCAATAGCATTCCAAATGTGGGTAGTTAGGTAAGAGATAGCTTTCCACTCAAGGTCAGGCTCAATGTTACCAAGGATATCTTTACCATCCCCCTTTTGATTATGAAGCTCTTGCTTAAGCTGGTCTCTCATACCGTACTCAGTTGAACCATAAGGTAATGTCATCACCTGCCGTTTAACCAGCTTGCGTGAGAGCTTACCATCCCATAGTTTAGCTAGCTCTACATCTTTACCTAAGGCTAGGTCATCAGTAATCATTTGCTGTACCACCTTCATTACCTCAGTGTAGATATCAGCAGGTATATCATGGGGTACTAGGTTAGTTGCTGAACCGCCTACTTCATCTCGGAGCATAGCTGAGAAGTTCTGTAACCCATTACAAGAACCATCCATATTAATTACTAGATGGGAAACATAGGACGAGCCTAATCCACTGGTAACATATGCTTCCCACTCCATGCAAGCACTGAGGAATTGCCAAGGTGAATCAGCATCTTGCCAAAGCTTGTATGTGTAAGGGTCATTAGCTATCAACGAGATTACTGTAAGATGGTCATCAGTCCACTTAATGCGTTCTTCCATGGATACCTTATCAACACCAAAAGTATTAGCTAAGTGTATCTTCAACCATTTCTCTCCTGTGTCTCCCATAGGAGCACCATAGGCGAACTCAAGCAAAGCTTTACCTAAGTCATCGGACTGTGGGTTCAAGAGAGGAACTACAGGATAGACTCTGCCTCTCCAATCCATGTTATGGATAAAGAAAATCTCGTCATAACTAGCAAACTTGTTAGCCATCCATAGCTTCTGAGATAAAGCGACACGCTTAGATACACCACGTCTGTTAAGGGTATGCACAGCTGTAGCTTTCTTCTTCCACTCAATCCAAGCTTGTTTATTCTTTGCAATAAACTCTTCATAATCCTCTTCATTAGCGAAAGGCTTAGCTGGTAACTCAAGGTCAACTCTGCTAGGTAGAATCTTAGTCTCTACACCTGACTCCCATAATGTATTGATTACCTCAAGGATAGGCTTCTTGATTCTCCAAGGTGTCTCTTGAAGGGCATTGATAGCACGATAGATACCATCCATATCAGCTCCTTCTAGCTCTTGGATATAGTTTTGATTCTTAACTTTGATTACAGGTAAACCTTGGGTCTTGTAACCACCATCATATGGGTTAGTCCATGGCTCAGGCTTAACTACCATCGGTAAGAAGTAAGGTGACATTAGCTCAGTCTCTTTGTGAGCTTGCTCTAACCATGTGACCACCTGAGGTGATGCCTCAATGTATTGCTTAGTCTTACCTCCAATCTTCACATTGACCTTCTCAACTAAGCCTGTGGTTTGAATGAACGTCTCTAGCAAGTAAGCACCAGTTAAGATACTAGCTTTATGTTCACTGATATCAGTCTCATTCCAATCAGCATAGTGTCTCATACGATTAATACGATACTGCTGGTGACTAGACTCTTGAGCTTTCTTATTAGCAAACTTGTAGAGGTTAGGGTTACTCTTCTTGAACGCATCAAGTAGGAGGTAATCCTTAATCATGGTAGTAATACGTCTCTCAATGTTAACTGTGGTTAGCTTAACGCTAATAGCATTGATAACAGTCTGAGCTGTAATAAATGAAATTACATCTGCATCAGTAGCCTTAAGTAAACCTAAGGCAGTCTTATTACGACCCGCCTTACCAGCACTGACTACCTCTTCTCTTATCTTGTCAGCCAAAGGTGTGATACAGGCAGACAATAATTTATGCTGAGGTGATACAGTGGTTTCTGTACCTGTCTCTAAAGCTTTAGCTAATGATGCTCTGTATTTATTAACACCAATGTCAATCATTTCTTGTTCTAGTTTAAGTTGTTCTATATCTAAATCCATACTGTTCTCCTTTGGTGGATGTTGAAATAGTTAATTATAGCTAATTACCTTAAGATTACCTAATGATTACTTTAGGTATACTTAAAGAGTATCTTCCCCCTTGCTACATATGGGTGGGAAAATAGGTGTGCCAAAAAGTCAACCTGTCGGGATACCTGATGTTTACTAGGGTCAGCTAGGACTTTTAATCCGTTTGTCGTGGGTTCGATCCCCGCACACCCTACCAAATACTCTAACGTAATCAATAGGTTATGTTTAGGTTGACCAAAGGTGGCAATCGGATATTGAGTCAGGTTGTCACACTTTTGGCACACTTTCTGTCTCACTTAAGCTACCTTCTTAGCTTGAAATAGTTGCATAGCGTCAACTTTTCTCTTGCTAGTCATCTTAGCGTATATCGTTGTGGTGGTAATTGATTTATGTCCGAGTAACTGCTGGACTACCTGAATATCCACACCAGCTTCAAGCATACGAGTAGCAAAGGTATGTCTAAAACTGTGCATGGTTGCATCTTCAGGTAACCCTACCAAGGTTCTAGCTTTCCTAAAAGCTGTCTCCACCTGATGTACCTTGAGTTCACCAAATGATTTACGTCTAGTAAGTATTTGATAAACTCTATCTGTCATTGGGATACCCCTAGGTTCATCTCCCTTACTTTCCCATACATCAATCACTTTAGAATCCATACGGATATCTTGAAGTCTTAAATTAAGAGCCTCAGACAAACGAACTCCTGTGTCTGCAAGGTAACATATCAAATCAGACATAAAATCGTTTCTAGCCCCCTTAAAATGCAAAATAAGGGTATTCTCTTGGTCTAAGCTGTAAATAAACTTCCTAGATTGCTTAGGTGACTTGATGTTGAACACTAATTTAGGAACATTAGGGTAACCCCATGATTCCCTAGCTAGTTTCATCAAGGCTGATAAGTGAAGTAGCTTCTTATTCTGACTGCTTAATGCTTTTAGCTTAGGCTGAGCAATAAGCCACTCTTTAAACTTAGCAAGGTCACTTTGGGTTATCTCGGCTAGGTCTTTATCAATACCAAAGAAGGCAACCACGTATTTATGGTTACCATCAATGGACTGTGGCTTAGCATACTCTCTCCACTCGCTACGCAAGGCTTTAGCATAAGCTAAATCCAAGGTGATAACCTTAGAATCACTTATCTTACTTATAGTGCCTGTAGATTGCTTGATGATATTCATAGCTGAGACCTTAGCTAAGGCTTTGGTGGTCTCTTTAGTTGAGAATCTACCTAGCCCTAGCTTCCTAGCATCACAATACCAAACTCCATTACGTTGGTATAGTTCCATATTGTTAATCTCCTATTAGTTAATTACTGATAACATACGGTTAATAAATTGCTTACCATAATCGGTAAAACTTACATACTTATAACGTCTATCCTGTTGGTCTTCAGTAAGCTCAAAATAAGGTTTATCAATCTCTCGTCTATTGCTCTTACTAAACCCTGCCAAGGTAGCTATAGTTCTACTTGTGCCAGCTGGTGTAAGCTTGCTGGATTTAACTATCTGTGTCATAGGAATAGCTCCCTTGGTTGGTATCTTAAGCAATAGAATTAAACTGGAAATAGGCAAGTCAGTACCAAACTCACCCTCTACCAACTCTAATGTTCTTATAAGTAAATCTCTATATTTTAATTCTGTTAAACCTCCTACTTGTTCCATGATTGTCTCCTAGTTTCCATCGGGTTAACCTTAGCTTACCCAATAGGCTGATTGTTAAAGATACTTCATCGTTGTATATCTCAATCCACCTAAACGATAAATTGATACGTTCCAACACAAAAGAATTACCAAAGTGTAGCATTGTTTTTCCTCATGTGACTGCCTAACGGTTTAGCTATGAGTTGCTATAGGGAATCGTTAAACAATAGCGTTAGTATAACAAAAAGTAATCATTAGACTCAATAATACTTTTCACTGTAGGTACTCAAACGGTAAATACCTACAAGGAAAGTACTAGGTTTAGTCTATGTAAATATCTACGATAACCCTAGAATCGCTAGGTCTATCCACAACATTATAACCATAGTTATACGGCTCTATTCTATCTACAAGCTTATATAAACCTGCATTTGTATCTTCAATGCAGTCATAGTCAATCTGATAACGAGCACTCGTAGCTGAGTTGTTTAAGCGTTTAATTTGCATATTAATACCATCCTATTAATTGAACATTGTCTAAAGCTTTTGGGTGTACCTTAGCTAGTCTATAAGCTTGATTACGTGTGTAGGCGTATACGGTAAAGCTTTCGGTATAACCCTCTGTGCTTGAGGTTTCAAAAATGTATTTGTTCATGTTGTTTAAGCTCCTATGGTTGATTATTTCTTACTGGTTAATACTAACCCTTAAGCCCACTCAAGATAATGCGTGTAAGAGGGCTTAAAGTTAATACTAGGATAGTTCGCTCACATCTATTAAGCCTAACAAAACACCTAATACTGCAAGTAAACAAATAGCCACACAAAATAACCAAAGCCCAGCTAACAAGATAATAAGATTTTCCATAATATAAAGTCCTTTAAGTTAAGTATTAGTTAAAAGTAAGTATTAATGAATAGGATATGAGATATTATCAATTGAAGTATCCCAGCATTGGCGACAATCTCCGCACTTTCCTGCATTGGTGTAAGCTGGGCAGACTGTACCGTAACCTTCAGTTGATTTATGAACAGTGCTAGTGTTTACGCCTAAGTTGTAAATTGACTGTGGTAGGTTTGGAGCTTGGTCAATCATTGGCATGGATAAGCGTATGCTAATGTTCGGAGGTAAAGTTAAACCTTCACTCGCATAGGCTTTAAGAAAATTAGCTTCTTTAGTAGGTAACCAAAACTTAATTGTAGGTAAAGCTCTTGCTATGCTAACGATGTTCTTTAGATGGGTTAAGCTTTGTAAATCTCCGCTATCATGCCAGCGAAAGAAACCATTTTTTAAGCTAGTTTTGCTTATATGTTTAACCATAGTGTCAACCCATTGTGGATGATTGATATAGCTTAGATTGTCATATCTAGGTTGTTTAACTGGAGGCATATGATAGAAACCTTTTAAAGCATAGCAACCATGGCACACGCTCCCCTCAATCTTAGCTAGCTTTGCGCCTGTGATACATTCTTGTGCAGGTAAGCTGAAACTATGAGAAGGCATTTTACTAGTTTTAGATAATCTAGGTATAAAACTGATTGGTTGTGTATTCATGATGATTTCCTATTAGTAATTGTTAGTTAAATAGATAATCTCTATTAGCTCGTTATCTTCGTTATAAACTTCAATATGATGCGTATATACTTGTATGTTCATGTTATGTTCTCCTAAGGTTAAAGTATTGCTTTATACGGACTCTTCAATATCCCAGCTAACTGGTACAGAATTATAATATGACTCATTTTCAGCATAGTCCCACGCCTTGTCTAATGCTTCGGCAGAGGATTCTGCTTCGCCTTGCCACCAGCAGTCTAATCCGTTATCTAAAACCATGTATATATCGTATATCATGTTATGTTCTCCTAAGGTTAAAGTATTGATAACTTAATGGTTATCTCATAGCCAACTATAAGTTAATAATTGGCTATAAGTAAGCATTAAACTTCAATATTTATGAGTCGTTTATGGTTGCCTTGAAAATTCCAATCTATTGTTGACTCATCAAAATAACCTTTAGTAGTTGCGCCACTTAACCACTGTGAAGTTGATGATAGCACCATATCTCCATCAGAATGAGGTTTAATTTGAACATTTAAGACTAACCATCTAGCTCCATGCTCATGCACAATATCACCAGCTTTTAAGTCTAGTATACATATACGTTTAGTATTAATCATTTGCTTATCTCCTATATCAAAATTAACTATGAGATGCCATTAGAACATACTATATTTTCTTGTGTCAATACTTTTTTTAAAATAATTAATAACTGTTAG